TAACACTCTAAACGAACTACTACTTAAAGTTGGTGAAACGATCCTTTCGAGTCGAGCTTCGATTCTGTTCTGCTTACTAATTGCGCTCGTCCTTACACTCCCTTGACGGGTCGTGAAGGTGCATCATTGCGGACTTTCGGCCTAATTCCCTGTACCTGTAAGGAAGCGGGAAACGAACTAAATCGAGTGGACTGTACGTCCGGATCTTGATAAATGTCAGTAACGGTGCACGGGGGTGGTCCGAAAGCGAGAACAAATCGGAAGTCGTCAGCGCCCCCCCCTGTAACAGAAAACACATCCTGCCCAAACGAGCCAGTCGGTTTTCTTAGAATTATGGTGCCTTTACGTCGGTAATATGTTTCATTGGTGGCACCACCATAATATTGTGGATTTATTAAAAAATTAAAAGTTGTTGTAAATGAAGTTTCAAATTCTGCTGCATGATTATTCTGATCAATAACTGTAAACATAACCAAGCCAGAAGGATCTCCAATATCAAATGCGTTAAGAGGCACATCTGTCCAAGAAGGCCAGTATGCAACATACCATAGCATGCCTGCCATATTCATGATCGAATTTGCTTGCTGTGTTGCTGTATCTGAACCCAAGTATGACGTAGTACTTATAAATTTCCAACGCAATCCTCCTCTCCAACCTATGAACATAGACGATAATAAGCCAAAAGGAGTACTTGGATTCATAATCAAATCTTCTGCAAATGTAGCTTTAGTAGAATTGCTGTTTGCTGCCCCAATAGTCTGTCGCAATATGGGATATTGCTTCTTAACAAGATCTCGAAAAGAAGTATAAGCCATAAAATTTGAAAACTTGTTATCTGGTTTCAATCCTCCAGTTCCAAGCATTGCTCCATAATTGAGAGAACCATATACTGTATCTTGGTTTCCAAAATCTGAAACTTTCTTCGGAACAGTTGCTCCCAGCATTGTACCTTGTTGCATTTGCTGGGTAAATCCATCTGATGCTAGTTCTTCAATGGTAGGTACAACTTGGGATGGTTTCAACCAAGCGAACTGAATGTTCGGAGCACTTATAAATCCAAGAATCTCCAAACTAGTGGGAGCTCCACTACCTACTGATAACTTATTGATAATATGAATACCCATAACTCCGGTCGAAAATTGCATAATATTATTCTGGGGTATCTTTGTTTTGTAAGTACTAGTACATTGTTTCCAAGGAGTAGTGGACACAAATGGAACAGTAATATCATATTCACGTTTTCCATCTTTGAGATCAATAACATCGTAGTATTGACAGTTACTCTCGTTCTCAGTATATGTTAGGTCCGACGAGCCAAACACAACTGACAATCGCAATGCACCAGTAGCAAATGGAGTTGCTACAAAAATAAGTTTCAACTGTAAATCACCTCTCCAAAAACAATGAAAACCAGAAAGAAAGTCTAAATACGTCTGTGATACACTCGTAGTAATATCAGTGGGTGGCGGAGTTCTAGTATTAACGTTTATTTGACTAGGTAATACATATCCACCCCACAATTGAGTTCCAGCAGCATCACCTGTACTCCACGGAATACGAACAAACAAGCTGTATCGTGAAGTTAGACTCTGGTATAACATTTCATCTAAGGAAAACCCTAAATGGGCTATTGCAGTAGGAGCAATTTCAGAAGAATACAAACTGAATTTCATGTTATGTTGATATTGTTGACAAGTATTTGGATCTTGTATCAAACGATTCTGTACAGGAATAGGATTCATATTTCCGTTAATACTATCCATTGTCGTACTCCCCTGAGTTTGCTCAAATTGTGGCGATATTTCTTGTGTCGTTGCAGCATCTAACTCATCGCCTGAAGTAATTGCTTGGTTTTGCCCAAAATCCACCCCTCCATTTACTTTTGCACCACCAGAAAGACACACATTGGTAGTGTTATTGGTTACCTTGTTTACGGAAGTTTTATTTCCTTGAGTCTCAAACCCTTCCAAACAAAGATCCTCATCCACGTGAACCTTCACGCCAGGGTTCTTGTATATTTTAATACGAGGAGCATTAGTAACGGGACGTTTGTCTAGTTCCACACCACAGGCATCAATAGGCTTAGGACAGTGAAATTCACATTCAAGAAATTCCACAAAAATAGAAACATCAAGTATGGTACTCGATCCAGTAGAAAATAATAAAGGAGACATTACTTGTATTGCAAACGTCCCAAGAGTACCTCGTAAATTGTCAAGACCATAATCATCTAATCTAATATAATTCTCAGGATGTACAAAGGGAATTTCGTACACTGCAGTAAGAGGAGCAGATGCTGAAGTGTAAGAACATATCATATTAGAAAACATTGTGGTATCAGTACCCGGCTGGAATGCAGTGAATTGATTTTTGGTAATACAAGGAGCAAAGCCACATGCTAGCAATCCTTGATGAAAAGGTGTTCCTTGAACTAAAACCGTAATCCTAGTTTTAAACCTAGAATAATAAAACTTATCAAAACCAGAGCGCTGTTGACAATTTGTTAACAAATCATACGGAACAGAAGCTACATATATCAAGTTTCCAGTAGCATCAGATGCTTGCCAAGAAAACGTGGTAACTTTAGTCAATTTTCGCGCCATAGAACTATAGGACAACGCAATATCATTAATAGTCTGTGAAGGTACATTCACAATGTTACTTGGACTCATCGCATTCGTTGCTATCAATGGGGGATTTGCCGCTTCAATTGTAGACCCTACCTGTTCAATAGGTGTCTCTTTTCCTATTGGACTCACGGTATTGGACTGTGTTGTAAATCCCGTGACATCTAATTCTTCATCTTTATCTATCTTCTTGACGAATTCCGCTTCATACAATATCTCCTCAAAAGCACCAGTAGATATTAAACCTGCTGTAATTTCTTCATGCATCAACACAGCAGCGTCATAGATTCCATAGTGAGCTAGTGCTCTTAGCACACTATCACGATAAAGGTAAAAAATATCTTTTCCCTCAAAATACAAAAACCAAAGGGCTGAGTTTGTATTTATGATCGCTTGGTCCATTAATGATACTCCAGCGATTTTGGGTGTTTTTACCCAGTTAAGAATAGTATTGACCGATGTTCTTGACATTACAGGGTAGTAGCCAACAATTGGATCAACACGAGACGTACATTTCAAATATTCCAATTGGTCTAAACTCTTATACTTAACGTGTTCTCCTGTCTTAGCAGCGGGAGTATAAACAATGCCACGCTTATCATAGAGAGCGGACATTACGACTCCGTTAAAGTGTTCACAAACAAGATCAGAAACACAATGTAAATTATCATCACCATAATCCTTCATACGGACATTACTCCTCCAGTAATCATGAGTAGCATCTGGAAAGACTTCTCTAAACAAGATCATAGACTGCATGTAATTCACCATACAGTTTATTACTGCTGTTAGGTAATTTCCCGAAGGTCCACCGCTCAAAATTATGTAAACAAGATCAAGGGCTAGATGCAAACCCTGAAAAGTATCAAGGATAAGAGTCACCCGGACAGTGTCATCTTCTTTTTTCCACTTTTTATCAAACTCCTTATACCACCGATTGATAATGTGTACACATTCAATAATCATTTGATGTAACATGAAACCATCCCAATTTTTAAAGTCTCCATCAAACCCTTTTGTTCCAACTTGTCGTAAATATTCAAACATCAGGTTCCACTCTTGTGATCGTGGATTTATTCCAACACTAGGGAAGCTTGCATTATGCAGAGCAGAAAAGTGTGCTGCATATGCTCCAAAGTACTGTTTCATCAAAATTAAGTTCACAGTACTCATGTTATTGAACAAACGCGTCGTTTTTCCAGGTTTCAAATTTTCATCTTTTAGACAATCAATTATTACATTTCCAGGTATTATACGATTCTTACACAGTACAATTTGTTCATCAAGCATCTTACGCAATAAAGGATTTTTGACTCGACGGGGCTGCGTAGACGTAAATAACCACCCCCGTCCTTTTTCTCCTGAAGGTCTCATAAGAACGAATGGCCAACCATCAGATGAAGTCATTGGTAATCCGCCAAGATACTGATTTCCAATGATACCGTTGATAGCTTCCTCTTCTGTAAGAACTCTAGCCAATGTAGGATGTATCACATTAAGATCACGGTATATCCATTCACTCACTATCACAATTTCCTCCCTAGGAATTAACCAAGATGGCTGCTTCCATTTGACTAGACCTTGTTGTAATGGAGTTAAAGGACCAGTCCAACGCGGATCTTTAGGACTTAAAATGGAGGGAAATTTTTCAATATCTTTCCAAGGTACATCTATACAATGCTTGGAATATTGTAATGGCGAAGGAAGTATTTCGGTCTTTTCAGACAAACGCACAACATCCTTCAATTCTGCTCTACCACAAATTGAAATAGAACAATCCGGAGGAACAAGATGTCCTATCTCAGGAACCGTTGGTAACTGACCTTGATATATAAACCCCTGTTCTGGTTTTGTTGAAAATATGGAATCTACCATTTCACGGGTTATTAACACACTCTTACCAATAGCAGGAGTAGTATTAGTGAAATTTCCAACATGGCCTCCACAAATCTTAAAAGTACCATTTACCCTAGCAACGAAGCATTTGAAACAATCTCCTGCTTCTGTAGGAGAATTATAGTACTTAAACCCCTTTGTGAGATAACTCTTAGAGACTCCTTGTATCGCATCAAATTCTTTTACTATGTCAACTTTAGACAATGAGATACGTTCCTGACCTCCCTCTTTATTCACTCCCTGAAGATAACAAAAGGATGTATCTACCAGATCCAAATCCTTACCGGATAGGATATGTGCGGTATTATCCTTTCCAACAGTACAATGAATGGGAAGCCAATAGAAACAAACGTCTAACATCACATCTAGTCCATCTTTCTGAGAGTATACTTTAGTCATACTCTCCCAATCAAAATGGAAATCATGGTATTTACTACCATGGTAATAGATGCGACACTCCATTCGTTTCTTAATACCATTTACATTACCCAAATGTAACAAATAATGCAAAGGAAAAGCAATAACCGAGCCTTTTACTCGAATACAGTGTCCACCAGCTGTCATTCCGTCAGACGTGGTGAAATCTATCCAAGCATTGACCCGATAGAGGACATTATTAAAATCTTCAGCAACCCCAAGTTGCGTCCGGAAACCGGCATTTGCAAGCTTGATAACAGGTTGAACCAGAGATTGCGTTGAACGTGCTCGCTTATCCCCTTCCTTAAGAAATTCTTTGGACTGTGTAACCATTCCGTCTTCAACCAGATCAGTAAAGCGTTTTTCTTCAATTGCATATTGCTTAGAGAACCACGTCCATGCACCATACAACGAACCAATTACCGCAAGACCTCCAAGTAACTTTTTAAAATTCTTTGCAAGCGTGGCACTAAATGGAGCCCAAGAATAATAGTACTTCATAGCTTTAGAAATGGTATTTCCTTTGCATAAATAGCAAGAAGAACAAGCTGTACACAGAGTAACGGCTCCATCGGTTATCTTGCAATTTTTACAATTTTCGGTACATACATGGCGTTCTCGAATTTCCGCAATCTTCTTTCCAACAGTGATATCAAGAGCATTAAAATCAGGTCCCAAAACTTGTTTAGTTGCAGCACATCGTGAGCATTCTTGACATCGTTTGCATACCACTAGTGCATTACATGCATCACAAGTTCTAGAACAATCATGAGCATCAATGGGCTTCTTCCCATGTGTTTTCATCTGGGCATAAAAATCACTCCATGACAAGGGTAATCCTTCACTATCAAAAAAAGTCTCTTTGTCAGTACGGTCCATGGATTGCGATTGATACTCCAACAATTGTTGATGTATTAGATGTGTCAACTGGCGTAACGTCAAGCCTTTAAAAGGTTTTCCAAGTCCATCGCACATTAAATTCTCTGTACTAGCTTTCTGAGAAACTGGTTTAAACAAGTTAAATGACAAATGAGGATACTCTGACTCTATAGTTTGAATACCAAGTTTACCGTATTTAGCATTTATCAACTCACTAGATATACGATCAAAACTCTTGTCAATAACTTCGGGATCAGCCACTACCTCAATAACCATATCACGACGACGGTATAACGCACTGGGAGTATTTAAACCTTGTGTTGGCATTGCTATACTATTTGATGACATGATCATAAGCTCAGAAGTAAATGGAGTTCCTTTGACCCCTACAGTAGGATCATTCAGTGAAGCCATGTTAGG